GTACCTATCAATCCAGCAGTTGCATTCGGTGAGGGGTATCTTGGTGAAGAAACAAGACAAGCTGACATGTTGCCTGCTGATGCTAAACTGATGGAATATCTTAAAAAGAATCCGGGCGCACTAGCTAAACTTCAATTATTAGAAGCGTCAAGAGCTGGTACTACTGTTGGCGAAACAAAAGCTGAAGATGTTTTTGGAATTTATGGATTGCTTGTAGAGGGATTAAGACAAAGAAGAGGAATAAAAGAAGACGCTATAGCAAACTATGAAGTTATTTACATTGATCCAGTAACAGGAGAATCTACACCAGTTGATATAGCAACATTTACAGTAATGGTTGATAATCCAATAGACGCTCTTGCGAATCCAAATTTTGATTTAAAACTTAGGTAACAACATGCCATACTTTACATTTGAGGATGGCTCCCAAACTTACATTCCAGACGAAAATCCAGAAACTATTGCAAAAGTAAAGGAAGCTTACAAACAAAGCAAGAAAGGAAGTGTTAGCGTATTAGGAGACATTGGCAGACAAAGTATAAGAGGCCTTCAAAAAATAGGAGAAGGTGCCGCAACAACTATTACATCTGGAATAGATTACTTTACTGATAGCAACCTAACACAAGATGTTCAAAGATATTATGATGAAATTGATATTGGTGAAGCAGAAACCACAGCTGGAGAAGTTACAAGATACTTAGTTCAGTTTGGATTGCCGGGCTTTGGCGCGGCTGGTGTTCTAGCTAGAACAGGTAAGATTGGCAAATTTGGACAAGCTCTTGGCGCAGGTGTTGTAGATGGCGCAGTAGCAACAGATGATGTTGTAACTTTAAAAGATACATTTTTAGATACAGAATCAGAGTCAGACGAGGCCAGGTTAGCAAGACTAAATGGTGCGGAAGCCGCATCAGAAAGACTAAAAGAAAAATTTGAAGTAGCCATCGAGGGTGGAGCATTTGTTTTAGGCTTGCCATTAGCAGTAAAAGCAGTAGGAAAAACAGTTGGAGCTGGAGTAGATTTGATGTCTCCTGTTGGATCTTTTATTGCGAAACTTGCATCTTCAAAAACTAAACCAGGCGAAATACAAAGATCAGCATTTGAAGCAAATGAAAAACAATCTACAGGAATATTAAAAGATCTATTTAAAAAAGAAAACTTTAGATTTTATGGCGATAGCCCGGATGAATTAGTTGGACAAGCTAAGTATGCAAAGACCAACATGATTAGAGCAATGCAAGAAAACGTAGATTCTTCTTTCAATTCTATAGAAAACATTATTCAAAAAACTGTTGACACTGGAACAGTAGATCAAACAACAGCTTTATCCTTATCTAGAAACATAGAAGATTATTTATTTCCTAGAGTAAAAATAGATTACCAACAACCCAACATTCCTAAAGGTCAAAAGATACAAGAAGCAAAAAGACTGCAAGAAGAAGCGTTAAACAATATTAAAAACTTAGAAAAAAAATATATTAATTACGATTCAGTTGGCCTTGATTATAGTAATGGAATATCAGGAACGTTAACTAAAAACAAAGAGTTGTTTGAGACTTATTCTAATAACATATTAGATATAAGCGATGAAGGATCTAGCGGATTTATGAATTTATTTTTACCAGATGATTTAAGAAACACCATTGCTGAAAATGTAGGAACTTATGGTACTAGAGTATATAAAGCTTATATAGATAAAAGTTTTAAAGTAGATCCTAGTTTTCAAAAAGCAGCAATAGAAGAGCTTCAATCAACAGCTGGATTAAGCGAGAATGAAGCTAGGTTAGCATTCAATCAACTATTAAATCCTGGCCCAAAGAACAAAGTAGGAACTCCTTTTGAGGTTAATGAAATTTTAGTAGATGGTTTAAAGATAGATAAAGGAATATTAAAAGGCAAAACATTAGACAGTCTTCCAAATGTTAGAAGAGCTTTGGGAGAAACAGCAGGTTACTTACAAGGAGACTGGCGAACTGCATTAAAAAATACTCAACTAACAGCTGTAACCACAGCCAAAAGGCAGGCCTCTTTGGTTGGAAAATTTAAAATGTTTAATCAAATAAAAGAACTAGATAGTCTTGCTCCTAAAACAGGAGGTGCTAAATTTTTAAAAACAGAACAAGAAGCTTTAAGAGATGGTGTTCAGTTAGACAAAAATACTATTCAAAGTTTTGATAACGAAGGAAATCAAATTGTTCTTAAAAGATTCAAAGCAGAAGATGCTGGATCTTTAGATGGCATGTACGCAACAGAAAAAACATACAATGCTTTGCTTGGCGCAGCATCAGATCTATCAGCAGAAAGCAACGCAATAAACAAAGCATACGCTAGTATGTTAGCTGTTAAAGCTGGATCTCAATATGGTAAAACTGTTTTATCTCCGGGTGCACAAGTAAGAAACTTTACCAGTATTCCATTCTTTTCATTGCTAAACGGTAACCTTGGTAGCACAGGAAGATTTGCTGATGCTGTAGCTAATTCATTTGCTGGCCTCATAGACCCTAAGACTAGAGTATTAAGACAAGAATCTATTCAGGAGTTAACTGAAGAGGGCATGATGCAGGGCGGAGGTGCTCAACTTGGTGAGACTTTAGAGCTTGCTAAGTTGGCTACAGATAATTTAGATTGGGCAAGAGGTGTAGCAAAAATAGCTGATACTGCTCCTGTTAAATTTTTAGAAAAGACTTACAGAATGACAGACGATACTGGTCGTGTGTTTAATTATCTTAATGAAAAAGAAAGATTTAAAATAGCGCTATCAAAAAATTTAGATGCTAGCGTTCCAATTGAATCAGGAAAAAATATAACAAGATTTGCAGATATTATTGAAGCATCCAGCAGAACTGGAGCTGTAGTTAAACCAAAAGATATTCTAGAAAAATATGGCGAAGAGGGTTTAGAGAAATTTATTAGAAGTGAGTCATCTGAAATTACAGCAAACACTGTACAGAACTATCAAAGAGTTGTGCCAATTGTTTCAGAGTATATAAGAAAACTACCAATTGGTAACTTTGTAGCATTTCCAGCAGAAATAATAAGAAATACTAGCAACGCTTATTCAAGAGGAATTAAAGAACTGTTAAGTGACAACAAAGAAATACAAAAAATAGGAATGAGAAGAGTGGTTGGTGCTACATCAACAACTGCTGCAATACCAACCGCTTTAAGCGCAATTGGTGGAACTTTAACAGGAGTAGAAGACGATAAAGTTAAAGCCTACAAAAGATCTTTTGCTGCCCCTTGGGATAGGACAGCTACATTAATTCCTATTGCATCTGATAAAGATGGTAACCCAACTCAGTTCTTTAATTTTAGTTACATGAACCCATATGATTATTTAAGAAGACCCGGCATAAGAATACTTCAAGAAATAGAAAATGGTAACAGGGACGAGGAAAGTATTTTAAAAATAGCAGGAGATTCTTTTGGTGGATCTTTGCTAGAAATGTTTCAAAGTTTTGCAGAGCCAGCTTTTTCTGCTCAAGCAGTATTAGAAGCTGTTAATGGTGAGACGTCTACTGGTAGAAAAGTATTTGGACCATCAGATTCTTTTGGCGATAAAAATGCAAAAAGATTTTTTCATGTAGTTGATACATTGCTACCAACTATTACTCCATTTAACTTGCAATTTGATAGAACATCTAAAGCTCCTTATGGTCTTGGAGTAGAAACGATTAAAGCCAAAGGATTTCCTAGAGCTGTAATTGGAAGCACTGGATTGAAAGGAGATGATAAAAAAATATTAAATAAAAGCGGTAAAGAAATAGACGTTGCAGAAACTATGGTTCAAGCATTTAGTGGTCTCAAGGTTGTTAAACCTCAGATCGATTTAACTCTAAGGTACAGAGGCTTTGAAGCTAATGATGCGATAAGAGATTCAACCAATGAATTTAATAGAATACTAAGGTCACCTGATGCTCAATCATCTGAGCAACTTTTGCAGGGTTTCATTAATCAAAACGAATCTAGGTTTAATGTACTTAGAGATTTATATACAACCATTGATGATGCAAGAGCCTTAGGATTATCTGACAGAGAAATTGAAAAACAATTAAAAGAAGCCAAGGTTGCTAATTATAAAGAAGTTATGAGAGGCAAGTTTAGACCAATAGAGCCAAGCTTTGACATGATTCAAGCATCTAGAGCTGGTGCATTTGGAAGGCCTCAACCAATAGATCCTAGCACCATTAGAGCAGCACAGACTGAATTGCAACAAGATCTAATTGGAAGATACATAACACCAGATGCAAGACAAAGAGCTATAGAAGTTTTAAGAGAAGAAGAAAGAAAGAAACTAGTAGGAACACCATAACTTGTACAACAAATACCGAGCGAAGAAAGTCAAACTTGATGGCATAACTTTTGACAGTAAGTTAGAAGCGGCCAGGTACACTCACCTCAAAGAGCTAGAAGCTGATGGCATCATCTCTAACATAGAGGTGCATCCACCTTTCCCATGTGTGGTGAATGATAAAAAGGTTTGTCTTTATAAAGCTGACTTTAGATACGTCAACAGCGAGGGTGAGATAGTGGTCGAGGATACGAAAGGAATCGAGACGCCTATGTTTAGATTGAAGAAGAAATTAGTAGAGGCACTGTACCCAGACACAGAAATAATCGTAGTAAAAAAACCCAAAGCTTAGAGGGGTGGTCTGCTTTCAACCCAAGGTCTAATTTCTGTAATAGATGATCCATTAAATAACTTCTTAACTTTATCGCAAGTCTCCAAGATATCTTCTGGAAACCCACTGTTTACAACTTCAATTAATTCTTTGCTAGAAAAAAAGTTTTCGCCCGGCGTGTTAAGGTTCTCGGCCACGTTCACAAATCTAATCTTGTCCTTCTCATACAAAACCATATCGTCATCCTTCTCCATGACATGGGCTGGTATCAACTCAGGTATAAAGTTATGTCTTGCACAACCCTTGGTTTGTCTGTCTTCACTAATCTTTCTATCGTGCTGGGTGCAATGCCAATGTGCATCTCCCTTATCAATATCAACCTTAGCGAACCTACAAGATCTACAATGTATCTTAGGTGGCAGCGCTCTACCTAGATAACAGGCTTGTTGGCCTGGTGTCATATAACTTTTAATACGGTAATCTGTTTCCGGTATGTAGTTATCTGGTGGAGACTCTGCTAATAAAATACTTCTTGCTTTTTCTATTAAAGAATCGAAAGCGATACTATCATACTCAATGATTTCTGTATATAAGTCTGAGTTATTTTTGTTATAAACAATTGCAATACATCGATCAAACTTAAACAAGCCCATGTATAAATGTAACTGAGCAGCATACTCTTCTGACCAATCACAATAACTACCAAGT